TGTATCACCATACTTTCGTCACGTAACAGCAACCAACGAACAATCACTTATAGATGATCTTACACGAGAAACTATCTATCAACGTGGTTTGGATCTTTATTATATACCACGAATAAATTCAGCCGATAATTTTGATTACCTTTTCGGGGAAGACCCTGCAAACATTTATGATAAGGGAGTTCTCATAGAGTTCTGGTGTGAAAATGTTGGTGATGGATATGATGGTGCTGAAACAATTGGAAGGTTTGGACTTGAATTACCAGACCTAGCAAACTTTCAAGTATCCAAATCAAGATTCATAGAAGAAATCCAGAAAACGTATCCAGACATAGTAAGACCAAGAGAAGGAGATCTGATTGTATTCAAAACAGACCCTGCTGAACCTATGGATGTCTTCGAGATAACTTTTGTCACCAAAGAAGAACCATTCTATACAGTAGGTAGATCTAATGTGTTCAGGATCGAGACTGAAAGATTTAACTACAGCCACGAGACTATGGAATCAGAAATTACTGACATTGATGCTGAGTACATTCCAAATGCTCAAGATTACGATGATAGTCCTCAGATTCAGGATGAGAGTGATACCTTTGTAAACTTTGATGAGGATGATCCTTTCTCTGATGGGAGTTATTAATGAAACGGTTTAAAGATTACGAGGTACTGGTAGAGGAACACGCTTATAGCTCTGTACAGGTGAAAATGCCTATATGTATTGGTATTCAAATGATGGAACTAGCCGCTTCTATACCAGACGAAGACCTCGCTGAAGACGGTAGAGACATGCGTCCACACATTACTATCAAGTACGGGCTTCATTCTACTAACCCGGATATAATCAAAAATCTAGAATTACCCGAAAGGATAACTGTTATTCTGGGAAAAACATCATTATTCAGAACAGAAGATGCTGATGTACTCAAGATCGATGTGGATAGTGATGACCTAGTACGACTAAATAAACTTATAACGGACAAAACAGAGAATACAACTACATATAGCGAATATAATGCACATGCTACAATTGCTTACTTGAAACCGGGGAAAGGAGAACCATATGTAGGGGATGACCGTTTCGATGGTATTACTTGGACATTCAACAACATAGAGTTCAGTAGCAAAGATGATGACGAATATATCTCTATATCTCTAAGGAACTAATTATGGCTATTACTGATCACTTTTATCATGGAACAACACGAAAAATCATTGTGGCGTTTGGTACTCTTTTCAATAACTTAACTATTACGAGAACAGATGACAAGACTATCCTCGTACCGCTTACATATGCCTCTAAGGAAAAATTCTACCTCACTCTCAAACAGAACTTTGCTTTGAACCGGATGGCTAACATGGTTCTACCCCGTATGGGATTTATTATTACCGACATGTCATATAATTCTGATAGAAAGCAGTCCAGTATTGGAAAGATTCATGCAAGATCCACTGATGACGGTGCTCATATGAAGATGTTTCTTCCTGTTCCTTATGATATCCAATTAGAGTTATCGGTATATTCGAGGAACATGGTGGATGGTTTACAGGTGGTCGAACAAATAGTACCATTTTTCAAACCATCTTTTAATATCACCATAGTAGAACAAGCAGACATGGGTATTCTTCGAGACATTCCAATTGTCCTTGAGAGTGTTACTCATGAGGATACTTCAGAGGGAGATGTTGCTAGTGAGTTCCGTTTATTAAGGTGGGATCTACAATTTACCGTACAGGCTAACTACTATGGTCCTCTGAGAGATCAAAAGATTATTAAGAAGGTTTATGTTGATTACTACACAAGCATAGATGGGGAATATGTAGATGAAACAGATGAAAGATATTACCTTACCATAGATCCACAAGACGCTAGACAAGAAGATCTTTGGGAATATGATGAAGAGATACTAACCATTCACGATTCTTCGGGTACGGTAATACTACCCGTTCCAGCCGATATAGTAGCTCGTATGTCGGATGGATTCTTATTCGTTACAGATGTAGTCCAAGGAGTAGTTCTATAATAATATCAACGAGATAGCGAAACGAAGTTGAGCGAAGTCCAAACCTAATAAGGGGCTGTTCTTAGGTTTTAGAAATATGTGTACAAGTAAAAGAATTGGGATTTGATTACCAGAAGTGGAATATGTAAATCGAAGACTCGCTTGCGAGGCTTCATGCCGAAAGGCAAGGGATAATAGGTCAACACTATTTGGTTTGAGCAAGCTCAACGGGAACTTCGTTCCCGGATAATCATGATTTTAAAGAATATTTTTTTAAAGATCAAAAAGCACATCTCTCCACCCTAGAGATCAAATCCCAAAAATTTTTTACCAGACGTGTAGTACATTTTACAATCACTGAATTGACGTATGCCTCCCAACTTTACCCATATACCAATTTTCCAGTAAGCACCTTGATTTACAAACAACGTAAACTGCTGTGATCTGAATCATGGTCGGACATACAGTATCCGTTACCCCTGCGAATTTACACCGAAACGGTGCTGTACTAGAGCAGGGAAGATCGGTCCCACGGTGTTAGGACCAGTGACCTTACTCCTATACTTATATGTATTGATTCTTTGATTGTCAAGTTTTTTTTTCTTTTTTTCTGTGAACCTAAATAATAGTAGTACAATTGCATGTTTTATAAAGGAGATTGTCATGAGTGATAATAATGAGATTATAGAAGCTGAATTTGCTGTTGTCAAGGTCGATGTTGATAATCTTCCGTCAATAGAATTAAAGGAGGATGGAAAATTTTCTCAGGTCGATGCTGAATTTGAATACGCAAGGGCAAACATCGTAAACATCTTGGAAACTTCTAACGAGGTATTGGAAAGTACTGCCGAACTGGTCAAGGAATCTGAGCACCCTCGTATGGTGGAGGTGTATTCTGGATTGGTTAAGAACCTTGCTGACATCAATAAGACTTTATTTGAGATTCGGGAAAAGAAAATGAAGATTAAAGGAGAGATGGTTGATAATACTAGGAACACTCCGAATAAAGTCACTCAAGTTAACAACAACACTATCTTTGTTGGTTCTACCGAAGACCTTATCAAAGCCATAAAGGGATAGAATGAAGACTTTTACACAATATATAACAGAAGCAAAAGATCGTATTATTAAAAAGATGCCGAACTTGTCCAAGGAAGAAAAAGAGATCCTTGTTCCCTTATTTAAAACTAATGACAAGAATAGAGAGAAACTGGTAGATTGGAATAGATGGAAAACATTAACTTTTGATGATTTTAAAGCGGCTATAGCCTATGAATCGAAATCATCCAAGAAGAAAGCGGTTAAGTCTAAAGGAATTAAGGGACTAGCTAAAGGAAAAGATTATATAGATGTTTCTTATATGTTCAATAACTACTATGCCTATCTTCCCCTCAACCATAAAGCATCTAAGTTTATAGCATCCAAATACATAGGTACTTGTACAGCAAAATGGTGTACTGCTGAAAATAATTCCCGGTATTGGACTGCTTATGTAGGTGATGGTATTCGATTGATGTATCTAGTAAATTCCGATGAGGGTGCTGATGCTAATAAGTTTGCTATCGCATATCTTCCTGATGATATTATGAATAGCTATGAAATATTTGATGAAAATGATCATGTAGTAAGTGCAATACCAAATGAGAATATAATATCAATATTAAGAAGATACGACAAGGATTTAAAAGAGTATGGTCAAAAAGTAGAAAAATCCGTTCCAGAATGGCTTGAAAGAGCAACGACTTATCGGGCTAAATGGTCATATACTAATGGGGTAGTATCTTGGAATGAGGGTAGATGGCAAGATGGTGAATGGGAAAGTGGTGTTTGGCATAAAGGTGTATTTGAAAATGGAATATGGAGAACTGGCACTTGGCTTAGTGGAGAGTGGGAGAACGGCTACTGGTTTGATGGAATTTGGAGAGGTGGTGTGTGGAAAGATGGTTTATGGTATTATGGTATATGGAAGGGTGGTACATGGGAAGGTGGTAGATGGAAAGATGGTGTGTGGCATAAAGGAACATGGAAAGATGGTATATGGTGGGATGGTATATGGATGGGTGGTACATGGGAAGGTGGAGAATGGAGGGGTGGATCTGATCGATATGGTAATGAGCATCCAAGAGGAGATTCCCCAGATAAATGGATCAATTAAGGAACTAAAATGAAGACATTTGTAGAATACTTAACAGAAGCCAAGGATCGATTCATAAACAAGAATCGCAACCTTACAGACGATCAAAAGAAGGAAATAATCAAGTTCTTTAAGACTACTCGTCAAGCAGAGAGATTAATTGATTGGAATAACTATAGAAAATTAACATATGATGATTTTCTTAATATTATGGTTAAGTTCAGGTCTGGACGTAAGACCAAACTGAGGCATAAGAATATTAGTGGTCTAAAAGAGGGAGTAGATTATATCAATATTGTTATGAAGACCAAGAAATTTCTAGCATATGCTATTATGAATTATGAAGCCTCTAAAATTATTGCTAGTGATCGAGTAGGACCATGTAGAGGAACGTGGTGTACTGCTCACTCAGACTCTCCGGGTCACTGGAATGAATATGCCATCGACAACAACGATGTCTTTGTATATGTTATGAATACTGAAGAAAAGTGGGCTGTTCAAATTGATGAGGATAACAGAACTTACGAAGTATGGGATTATCATGATGTTCCTATAAACGATATACCCGGTTTCGATGTTAAAAAGGAATTATTAACATCTAAATTAAAGAAGATGTATGACGAGATTCGGGAACAATATGAACATGAAGAACACGGACCACCAGAAGAATATGATGATGCTGTTCAGGAATATCGGGATCTAGTACATGATATAGAAGAGGCTCATGGAGAATATGAAGAAGGAAGAGATAACTATTATAGGAGAATATCTAGTATAATGTCTGATACTCTCGAACATTACGATACTCTTTTGAGCGAGGTTGAAGACGAGATGAATGATATTCAAGAGAAGATAGATGCATTGGAAAGTGATATGGAAGATCTCGATGATGATATAAACGATCTAGAAGAAAATGGTGAAGATGCTGGAAAGGAAAAAAGATTTCTTGAAGCTAATAAGAAGCACATGATCACTCTTGAGAAAGAGATGAAAGAAGCCGAAGAAGAGTATGATAGATTAAGCGGAGAACGTGGTGAAGTTGAGGCAACTGAGGAATATGAGTTTACTGAAATGTCATTCAATCAAGATTTAGATTGGCAAGGAGATGTACCAGAGTCTGAATATGAATATGAAGAGGACATCAATTGGGTAGATCCTTTTAGTGGTGGTTACAGTACATATATAGGATTTGCTGAGAACTATATGGGCGTATATCTTAACGGAAAAGCCAAAGAAGAAATACGAAGTGATGTTAATATGTACATACTTGAGGGGGGATATAGAGAAGATGCCGCTGATGTACTATCAAAACACGAATTAACTGAACCTTATTGGGAATCGTACTAATGAAAACATATAAGACATTTATGGGAGAAGCATATCGCCACCCACAGTATTACAAAACATCCAAGAACACTCCACTAAAGAAGATTGCTGATCGATATTTCAAAACGGGCGATAAGCTCTATGATGTTGATTGGGTCCGGGGAGAGTATCATATAATGGCTTCTGTTAAGGATTTGGAAAGAATTAAGGAGCACAATTGGTCACGCAAACATTCTCGCATAGGACCGCAAGAGTATGAGAAGCTATATCAGGACATCAAAGAGAATGGTATTAAGCTACCCGTACAGGTATTTCTTTATCAGTACGAGGGAAGAGCAAAATTAGGAGAAGGAAATCATCGTCTTGCTATTGCTAAAGAACTTGGTATCAAGAAGATTCCAACTGTGTTTGTATTCTGGAAAGGAGATAAGCCAAAAGACGAGGATATAGAGTACGGTTCAGAGCTTGATAATATGCTGGCTAAGAAGAAGTTCGAGAAAGAAATGGAAGACAACGATAAAGAGATGGAAAAACTCTTTAAAGAACTAGGAATCAAATGGTAGGATACCAATATGAAATCATTTAAGTTATTAGTAGAGGCTAAAGATAGGTTCATCAAGAATAACGATAACCTTACGAAAGATCAGAAGGAAGAATTGATAAAGTTCTTCCGGGCTAACCGTCAAGCTGAAGATGATGTTGAGAAAGAGTTTGGTTGGTTGAAGGGATCTAAGGATATGATGTACAGTGATTACTATAACATCATGGTAAGATATAAGTCAGGACGAAAGAAACTGCAAAAAGAAAAAAATGTTAGATGCCCTGACAAACTTAAAGGACTCACTAAGAATGTTGATTATATTCCTCTCAAGATAAAAGATAAAAAGCATTGTGCCTATATTCCATTGAGCTATGAAACTGCTCGTTTATTTAATAAGGACAAAGTTATTAGTACTTGTAAGGGTGATTGGTGTGTTGGACATTCTTCTACAAAGATGTATTGGAATCAACATACTAGGACTCTAAGCAAAGTACCTATCTATGTTGTTGGTAATAATTCTAAGTGGGTTGTTATGATCCTACCGGGAAATAGTAAATATGAAGTATGGGACATTAATAATGATTATGGAAATAAGAGGATTCCAAATTTTGATGTAAGACAGATATTATTGACCTCAAGCCTCAAAAAACTCTATAATGAAGTTCGTGATACAATTCTTAATAAGAAAGCCGAAAAAAGAGAAGATGTAGAAGAATATGATGATGCTGTAGAATCATATGGCAGAATGGCTCAAGATATAGAGTTTTTTGCTAAACAGCATGTTGATCATGATGAGTGGTATTATGAAGAGATGACAGGTATTATCAATGCTACTATAGAAAAATATGAAGAAATGGCAGAAGAAGCCGAAGAAGAAGCTCGTCAAGACGCTGGTGGAGGTCCAAAATATAAGAATTATAAAGCTCGTGCAGACTCTTTTAGAGCTATATTGAAAGCTGAACCTAAAGGAACTGGAACAGATCCCAAAACGGGTGAACCAGTATGGCACATCAGAGGGACAGAACCAAGCAAGAAGAGACTCAAAAGTAGAGACTTCACAAGAGATTATATAGAAGGTGGTACTGCTTCTAATATTCATAGAGAGGGAATACCGTACACAAGAAAAGAACTTCAAGCATTCATCGACACATTTGAAAAGGAATATGGTAATGGTAAAAAGATGGAAGAACCAGACTTCACAAAAAGAGATGAGTATCTTGATATCGTACAAAGACTTAAAGATGCTTCATGGTACGATGTTATTGCAAACCAAAATTATGAATTTAAAGATGTAGAATTTACTGATGGCTTATATTATGATGAAGGTCCAGACGATATATATCCTCCTCGTGGTAATGATAGAAATTATGATGATTATTTTGAAC